ACGCTGATATCGACATCATCAACATCATTAGGCGGGGTAGGATTTTCCATGCAAGAAGCCTTTCCATTGTTAGGGTCATGGTTTCTTTTTTGACCCCGGACCTGTAAGTGCAGAACCTTGACCTGCTGGTTTTGGAGTGAAAGCAGTTAAGAAAGCTCCTACAAAAGGTATAGAACGCAATGCAAATTTCTTTGCTAATTCTTTTGTAGGCGTTTTTGTTAAGCCTTTAATTATTTCGTTCTGCTGTTGTAAAAGTGCTTTTCTTACTTTTACATCTCTAGCATTTAGGTCTTTAGGCTGGATGGACTTTAGTTGGTCTACTTTTATTTGAGCAGTTTTAATTTTAGTATCTTTAGCCTGTGCTGCAAATCTGGTTTGTGCTTTTGTTTTAGGTCTTTGTGCTGGTTTTCTTCTGGCTGCACCGTCTATTGCTGACTTAGCACCCACGGCAAGTCCAGTTGCACCAGTCAAACCTAGTGCTGCTGCACCCATACCTTTTCTTACTTTATCTTCGCTCATGTTACTTCTTTCCAAACATCTTGGTTGCGCCACGCATACCTAGCGACGCTGCCACAATGAGTCCCAAGCTGTACTGATACCACTCCGGCATCGCTTGTAAAGCTGTGAAACCTTCTTGCACAATTTCTCTACCCCAGTCACCACAGAAGGCCAGTATGAGAGGTACAGAGAATAGAACTGTAATCCACTCATCTTTCCAAGAGTGCTTGCTTCCTTCAGCCATAGCCAAATCCCAGTCGATTTCGCCCGTAGCTTTCTTCTCCATAATAACAGCTTCAGCTTTAGCTTTCGCAACTTTGGCTCCTGTTTCTGCTTTTGTCTTTTCTACTTTACCTTCGAGCCATGTACTGGCTATAGAAGATAGGGGTCCTATGAGTGCAGCTAGCATTTCCATCTCTTTCTTGCTTGGCGCAAACGGCTGTTAGGGTCTTTTGCAGCTTCAGGAAACTTCTTCATCTGCCCTGCTGACCTAGCACAAAAAGATTTACGGCGTTTAGCCGCTGTACTTCCGGGCTTAACTTTGCCTGTAACTGCTGTCTTTAATTTAGAACCGGGATTCTTTTTCTTATATTCTTTAACGCCTTTTGCAGTCATACCTGCGCCAGACTTGGTAGGGCGGTAGTTAGCACCCTTTCCTTTAGTTGTTTTCTTTATAGGTGTTTCTTTTTTACGGGGCATTATATCCCACTCTCACATTTGTACTTAACAGATTCATATGGGGGTGGTACTATCATCTGTGTAGAATGATACATCTCTACTGCACGAGCTATGCACTCTCCTCTTGTATCGTACGGACCACGGGTGTCTTCTATTTCTAGACACTCTGTACTGCCTAATAACGGACTGCATATAAAAAGTATTGCTTTGAACATTGGGGGTATATCCCGGCAAGGTTAGCTGCTTATATCATAAAATAAAAAAGTCGTCAAGGGGGAAAGTTTCCCCTCCCCCTCAATCAATGTTATACGCCAGTCTGGACTGAAGCAGTCTGGACCAACTTAGTTGGGTCACCAATGTCAGCAATCAAAGCAATAACACGGAAACGAACTACAGCAGAATCTGCACCCAAGATTTTAACTTGGATAGCGTCTGTAGCAATTACTGTGTTGATACCTGCTGCTGTAGGGTGAAAATTGTAGATAGCGTCAGCGTTGCCATCGACACCATCACAGAAGGCATCAATGTCGGTGCTGACACCAACGTCAAAAGTCACACTAGAACCACCAGCTTCAAGGACATCAAGGCAACCACCAAGAACAATCGAGTTGTCCGGTAGGTCAATCACTTTAATGACATCGTTAGCTGTAAGGTTTGCGTCGGCAGCATCAAAAATCTTTGACTGCACAACGTAAGGACGAATCGCATGAGCGGGATGTCCTACAGTTCCCCCACCTGTTATGGTGAAATCAATAGTAGCCATTTGCTAATCTCCCTTATGCGAAGTCAATGACGCCACGGACAACAGCTTCTTGACGCAGTACTTTGCGACCAAAAACGTGAAGTCCACGAATGACATCAGAGAATGACTCAGTTGAACGAACCACTTCGGTTTTAGCGATGTGGGATGCAGTCGCTACAGCAGACATGTGACCAGCAAGAACTACGTTCTCGGAGCCGTCTACTGCAAGAGTTGCGGAGCCGTCAGTCAGAGTTACTTGGTCAGTTCCACCTGTGCTGTTTAGTGCAGTAGACTTGTAACAACGGAAACCAGCGAAGGAACCGTTGATGGCAAGGCCATTACGCAGCGGAGATGAAGCATCGCCAGTCACTTGGACTTCAGCAATTTTGTTGCCAGCTTGGAACATCTTCTCGTAGAAGATTGGAGGTGCTACAAACCAGCGGTTTTCTTCAGGCACAGACTGGTCGTCAAGTAGACGAGCCATAGCCAACATCAAATTGATGCCGTTGTCATCTGTTTCAACGTTGATAGGAGCATTGGCTGTTCCTAATGTGCCTGCTGCTACGGTATTTGTTAGAGTCGTACCAGAAACGGCAGACGCTGCAATACCAGCGGCATCAGAGATGTGCTGTAGAACAGCAGCATCGTACTTGCGCTTCAGAGCAAACGCACCAGAAGAGGTGGCAAGTGCTTCGAAGTTGATGTGTGAGTGACGCTCTTCAATGTCGTCAATTTTAAACGCGAAAGCGTTTGCATTGTCAACGACCATAGAGATTTGGTCATCAGCCAAGTCTTGTGGGTTTACCACAGAGCCTCGCTGATAAGAAGAGACAGTTACAGTCGGCTCCTTAATGATTTTGACTGTATCGCCAAAGTTTTCAATTTCGCCAGCGTAATCGGTATTTGTAATATCTTCAATAACCGAAGCACGACGGAAAAACTTGAGAACCTTTTGGCTAAAAATTTCCGGTGCAAAGTTACCGGAAGGCAGGTTACCATAACCTGCAGCAGTATCGAACGCCATGAGTTCAATCCTTCCACTTTTTGAGGTTTAGTTAGTTGTTTAAATCTATTCGACCTTCAGAACGGGCAGCGTCGATTTCGCTTTCTAGCTTTTCGAACTGCCACGGCTTTAGGGTACGAATTTCTGAAGCCTTCCAAATCTTCTTGTTACCAGCATTGGTGCTTACGTCCCTAGCAGGGGTTTTTGTAATTGCATCTGCTGCTGATGGTGAAGACTTAGATTTCTTCTTGGTTAAGCCAGTATCGGCTTTATAGAGGTCTATGACCCGTGCCGCCCACTTAGCATCTTTGTTATTCTTATAGATGCCATCTGCGATGGACTGTGGCTGGTCTTCTAGCCACTTTAGAAACTCATCACTTGTCTTGAGTTCGTCGAAGTCTGGGTGGAGCCGTAGCAGTTCCTCGAAGGCTTTCTGCTTCTCTAGTTCCTGTTCCCGTTCTTTGATAGTTCCCAATTCTTCGCGCAGTTTTGAAACTTGTGACTCTGTTTGCATAGAGGACACAGTTTGTACTACTTCAAAAACGTCAGGGTAACGCTCCTTGAACTCTGCGAGTTCTTCTTGCGTACGAGGTGGTGTTACACCCCTAGGCATTTCTGCCGCCCGTTCTGTCATCGTGTTGCGAAGTGATTCTACTTCTGACTTGAACTCTCCTACTTTTTCGTCGTAGTGTCGCTTTAAGTCATCATAGCGTTTCTTGTAATCGTGTTCCGCTTCTTTTTTATTCTCTACGAAACTGGTGCTATCCTGCGAAGTGGCCTCTTCGGTGTTCGCTTGTTGTGTTTCTGTAGTTTCTTCCGCTTCGTTGTCTTCATCATCGTCGTCGATGTAAACTGCGTCACGGTGCTTTCCACGATATAACGAATCATTATTTATTGCACCAAATGAATCGTTAGGTTTGTTGGCACGGTGGCCTCTTGCTTTTGCCATTTCTTTACCTCATAGTGCGGGGCTACTTGGCTTGTAGGTAGCCGCTTCGGTTATGTCAGGGCCGCAGTATTGCGGGTAGCTGACGAATGTTAATCTGGTGCCTTGTAGAACTCGTGTTCTCCAATGATTTCTACCAGAGTTAAATTGTTTCGCATCCACTGATTGGGTGCGTCTTGTCTTGTGTACCACATTACGTCAGGAGATACTGCTGGGTCTGACTCCATCTCTCCGCCTAGCAAATCTTGAGCAATCACAGTTGCTCTGGCTAGTCCTCTTTCGTAGTTGGCTCTGTTCGTTGTAAAATTTTCTTTTAGTCCCTTGTTACGCTTGACATCCATGCCTGCGTACTCAAAGGCACCTTTAGATAGCCGCTTTAGAAGAACGTCTCTAAGACTCTTTTGTTTTCTAAACTCTGGCTCGTTTGAGTTCCTGCGGTGTATGGCGGTTTGACCTACAGCATACATCGCTTCTTCTGGGTCTGTAGACGACTTGGTTTCTGCCATAAGCATGTGCGCCAGCAACTGTTCGTTGCTCATCTTGTCGTACAGCTTTTTATTTTGTGTACGAGTGACAGGCTTCTTGTAGTGCTGTTCTAGCTGTGCTACAAACGCAGGTGGAGCTTGTAAAGCCGTTTCAGGGATGTCGTCTCCTTCGTCACCTGCGTACTCTGTACCTGCTTGTACAGGCTGTGGTCCTGTGGGTGTTACGGGTACTGTAGCAAAGCCTTGTTGGGGGGCTTCTTCTTCGCTGGATGAGAAGGGGTTGATGCTGTCAAGAAAACCAAGGAACCCGCCCTCTGCTTTGGC